GTCACAGGCTCGAGCAAGTCTTCAAAGAACCCATCCACGACACATCTATCTATCGGAAACCCAAGACAGTGTGTACTAGTAAAACCAAAGTTAACACCTATGTGCAAACCAATGATAACTGGTCGACCCTGGTCACCTGGTATCACCAACATTGACCCAGAATCACCGCCTTGCGTTGCAGCTCTATAATAGTGTGGATGCTCAACAATCATTGATTGACCACAAAAACTATAGTTAGATGTTAATGGACCACGAACGTAAATCGCTGGTTTGTAAGTGCCAACGCCATCCTCTGTTGCAGACAAAATACTAGCTTGCATGCCTTCATAGACAATAAGGTCCTTCTCCGGATCAGCCAAATATTCATAAGTAGCAGGTGGTAGAGATGTTTTCTCTGGTAATTTAACGACAGAAACATCAGCATCTTCAAAAGACCACACATCATCATAGTTAAGTTCCACAACAAAACGTGGTCTCTTTTGCTTTGGATCGTATCCTCCCCAATATGCATATAAATGAACTTCATCATATTCCAGGAATTCGTCTATAAAGTGGCGAACTGTAAATATGTAACCATTTTTGACATGAAAGCCAATAGCATTCCGACATTTAACTGGTTCTCCATCCATAACACCTTGTGCAATCAAATATATTGATGAGCGCAACAACTTCTCGCATGAACTTCCAAAGTTTGGGTCACCTGCTTGTAATGTCTTCCATGTACGGGCAGGTCCTTGTCTTAATCTTTTCATCCTACGAATTTTGGAAGCTTTGAGCCGACCTTTATTCGTGTTAGAATGTCTAGACAACTCTTTCAAAGATTTTGGTTTGTTTACTTTTGACTCGGTTTCAAAACCGAAGAAGGTGCATAGCAAAGCAACTGATGAAACTAAAGCGAGTATGAGCATAATGATCTTAGCTCGGTAAAATAAGGTCTCTGGAGTTATACCTAAGTAATCACACATTGGTAGTGATATCTCATACCACCATTCAAAGTACTCCTTGAGCGCGCCAGTAAGGTAAACTTGCATTTCTTCCAAGGATGGAAACTTAAATCCGTCCTTCTGATCATCCATTAGTTTCTTGTGTTTCAAGAATTCATCCCTATCTTCGTTACTAGCTAATTCAGTAAAAGTCCACGGTTTTCTAGTTGTCCTTGTATAGTCCGCCTTCTTAAAGTTTAAACGACTCTGAATTACAGGTTCTGGCAAACCCTTCAGTTTGCACATAGCAATATCTTCACGCACTAACATATCGTACAACGCCGACCAAATTTCTGCGTGGAGCTCCCCATCATCCCGTATCCAATCTTTAAAACGGATGCGAGTCCTTTCTTTCTCTTTTTCAGTTTGACATGAATGCTCTAAGTGTAACATAACCGTCTTCCAGCGGTCTTCAAAGGTCAAGTCTGGGAACTTTCGCATAACAAGCAATAAAAAGTCTGCTGGAGCTAACAAGCCTGGTTCCATAAGTCGCTGTGTGCTTTCTTCTCGTACATCTGTGTACAAATCTGGTCCACTCTGTAAAGCAGGAGGTACATCTCTAAACACAGGGACTAAAACACGTTCTGTATCATTACGGCGCAAATGGGGAGTTAGCCATTTGTTGTCGATCTCAATTTCTAGATCTTCTGGATAAAGATCAGCAAAACGTGCATTGTCATATATATCGGTGGCTGAACGAAATTTCTGACACTTGTGCCATAGAATCAATCGTGGAGCTAGATCTTTAGCAGATATGCTTCGACCTTCCAATGTCTCATCAAACAAACATCGCTCAACACGAAACATCGTATTCTCTTGCTCTCCATTGTATTTCTCTTCTCTCCATAACACGATATGTAGACGGCGACAAAAGGCGTCCTTACATGATAACCCAATGTCATCCCAATTAACGTGTTTGTATCCACCTCCAGCTTGCGCGCCGAGATTGGTGGACATGAAAACATAGTCAGAATCGAAAAAGTTCGCACCTTTCTGACCAAATGCCATACATAAATTATATGGAACGTTATTGATCATGTGAATAATCTGTAACGCTTCCTTCTGTCTCGTAGCAATATCAGTAGTTGCAAACATATCATCAATAAAGCAAAACTTTTGCTTAGCATACCCCTCAAAATAAGGATCATCAGCATTATAAGAATAAGCATTCATACGTGAATATTGAACACCTTCTAAATAAGAAATTGCTTGCATTAAATAGTCTTCTGCAACTGATTTACCAACGCCAGCCGTTCCTAAGAAAAAGACTCCCAGTGGTTCACACCTCTTAAGGGCGCCAGTAAGTTGCTGTTCAGCACGAGCATTATAATCTCGAAGTTCTTCGAACTGCTTGTTAAAATACTGTGTTATAAACGTAGGTAACATCTGATGACGTGGGCTGAGTCGAAGCTCATTTGCCTCCTTGTAAGTTGTGGTAATCTTCTCACAAATCTCAGGATCCGCTAGAAAAGCTTCCCCAGACTGTTTGATATTGTTTACAAACTTACAAATCTCCATCAATTTCAAAGGATAAAAATGGGATGTCGGATCCGTGAGATCTATACCAAACAATGTGCGTGAAACAGCACCAAGGAAGTCCATGGTAACTTTGACTTTACTCGATAAATCACTACGCACGTTGCGCATATACTGGAACTGAGTGTTCAGATCTCGTAACACCATAGGGCTAACTTGGTTAACATCCTCACTAAAGAAGGGTGCCAAGAAATGCCCAATTATATCTGAAAAATCTCCATTCCCAGCATGTAACTCATAATTGGCTGTAGTTGTTCCAGGCATATCACGAGGATCAACTACAATACCTTGATCATACGATCGACACAAGATATCAAAAGTCTCATGAGTAACTGCTAGTTTAACACCTTGATAGACAATAATAGGCACTGCTGCAACAAGCGCAGCCTTAAACCCAGCTGATCTTAAAACCATAAGAATCTCCCTAGGCCTAGTGATACCATAATTGGTAGCCCACTCTAATGCAGCACCATAATTACCATTATAGAAGTGATACATAATGTGTATAGAGGATTTAATCTCAAGCAATTTAACTTGCTCTGCATAACTAATATGTCCTGTCACGAGTTGCTCCAACAAGCGACCGTAATTGATACCGACGTCCTGTTGGCGCTCCTCAGCGGCTTGCTCATATTGATTTACAATTTGAGCAACTCTCGGTCTAGCCACTTCAACAACTTCTCGAACATTTCGAGCTGTGTGAACAACAAGTGATATCTCTTCGAGTAAAACTTGACCGACATCAGTATTCCTCATAACGACATAAATAATACCTACCAGAACGGACAGTGTTGCAATAGTATATGTGAGAGTTAGTAGCGTAGCTTTGGCTGTGCCAGTAAGCTGAACAACACATTCTCGAATAGTACCGTCCATGCCGCATTGCAGTTCTGGATCAAGGGCATAAATATTTTTGTTTGCCGGAATAATTCTCTTTGCTCTAACAACATTTCCCCTAAAAGTGTGACGTGCCACAACAAATCCGTCTTCATCTGGAACATCAAATCGTTTTTGAGTTGTGTACACTTTGGCAACATCTTTAAAGCGTAATGGTTCTAGAAGATAGTCTTCTTGGTATATTTCGTCATACTTCTCTATGCGTGATCTTGCAATGTCCCTCTGCGTGCATTTGAGACTAGAAGATTTCTTATATGCAAAGAAAAGACTTTTACGTTCGCGATCATCTAAAAGGAGAGTTTGTTCCATGTAAATCTTATCACAAATCTCCTCTCTTTCCCAGCCATCAGCAAACAACTCTTGGATCTCTGGAGAACGCATAACCTCAGCAAAAGCTTCCGCCCGCTGTGTTTTCATTTGTTCTCTTTCCGACTCTGTAAGTGCTTGCTGTGAAGCATATTGATGTATAAATGTTATTAAACGGTCATGAATGATGTGCAAATGACGAAAGAAGTGTCTCTTCCAAACGTCATCGTCATCACAATGGTAATAAAACCACTCTTTGTGTATAAACCTATAGTACCAACAATATTTATCTGCACTTGGCATTTCAATTGTCAGTAAAGGTTTAAAATATTTAACAACATCAGTTGGAGTCATGTGTTTTTCATTCACTTGACTCTTAATACATCCTTTAAGCCTACCGGCTGAGAATTTAAAAGTTTCAGGCTTGTGATCTTCTTCACTGAACCAAAAGAACTTATTCCTCATCTTTCCAATACGGAAGATTGGTTCAAAACCTTCCTGTGGACTCACTAAGTATTCATCCGCAAGAGGTGGAGCAGACAAACGAGCTTTATCCCAATTTCCATAAGGGTTTTCTGGTACTCTGCCTCTACGCACACAGTGCTCAATGGTCTCAGTCTTCTCAGAATATATGAGCACCAAAAAGTCACACAACATGTATCGTCCACGCTCAAGTATATTCCAATGGGAATGCATTACTTCATTTAATCTGCGCATAAGCTCCTGCAAATTACAATGGACTTTCTTGCCAATGTCCTTTGTCATAAACTGCTTATTCGACATATCCTTTGTTGGATCTACAACGAAGCGGTGTGTTAAAGTCAGTTGGTTAGTGAGAGTCTTGTGTATTGAGTTAAGTAGAGCTCGCACTGTTTCTTCTTCCATACCAATTAAAGTTTTGGGAACCTTGTGCCCTTTCCACTTAGGGTCAATAAAGAGCGGCTCAAATGGGGGATAATCTGTGTCAGGGTCTGGCTGTGTAGGTAATCCTCTGATCATTGCTTCTCTCATACGATCTAACTGTATTTGCTCCTTCTCAGTGAGAGATACAATTATCTCATTTGGCAAGGGTTTGTATTCCTTCTTCAAATTTTTCGTGACAATGTCATCTATCTCCTTAAGGGTAGATCGACCGAATTTGTTAACGCTCTTTTTAAGCATTATTTTGCTTTTGTCTTGTTTAGCAACTTTCTTTGCTGCTTGCTTATCTTTCTTACTCATGTGCAATTCATGCGGAGTAAGCTCTTCAACTGGAGCGATTTTATTCTCCTCTTCATCTTCAGCTTTAGCTTTAGATTTTTTACTGTTAGAATAGCGATGATGGGTTGTTGGGCCTGATCTCGCTACAGGTACTCCATCAAAGAATGTTGATTGAGTAGTGACCATAACCGATTCTTGTAATACTCTATCCTGTCCTTTTAATAGTTGGTCAGACGTAACAGGGAGAGACTGAGGCGTCACCTCAATACTTTTTATAGGTGGGTTTCGATTTGTTGTTGTCATGCTAAATAAATAATGGTGAAAATTTGTTGTTATCATGCTAAATAAGTAATAATGAAATCTCGTTAAATTCGCCTCAAAAAGTTAAATGGATATTACGCGTGCTATAACCTACAAAGTTCTTGGTTATGCTACGCAACCAGCGGTGTTTAAAATTCAGCTCCTCCTGTTCGGTAGGTTGTTTCGCGGACCGTTTAAGATATTAATCGATATTAAGAACAATGTTAATTATTGTAATTCCTCTTATCTAGTACTTACTTTATACTATGTGGGAATGTTAATAATAGTTAATTGTAATTCGTAATCAATATTAATCTTATATTTAAAATCCAG